TTGTGCGCGTTGCGCTTGTTGATACGCTTGTTCTTGTGCTTTTGTCCACGGTGTTGGTGGACATGTTGGGAAAGGCCAATTCATTGTTTCTTTCATTGCGCCACCCATATTGCTTTTCCACCCGTTGACTCAAACTGCTCTGTTTTAAGTCGGATGTAGGCTTGCCCCTCTACGCCAGCAGACTGAACGTAACCTTGGATGCCCCAGCCTTTCACTTCGGTGACTACTACCATGCAGCCACCAAATACTTCAAAGTTAGGGTCAACTTGTACTATGTCGTTTACTTCAACCATGTGTTCTCCTATATCTATACAAATCAATACATTCAGTGTATGTGTATGACGTACTGACAATCACCCTTGTTCAACGGCGGCGCAGTCGTAAACCAAGGTGTTCTCTCACCACTTGGTTGTTGTTCTAAAACTCTGCGGCAAGTTGCACAAGGTGTAACCAGCTTATTTGTTTCATCACGCCACCCGTTACAGCGGCAAATGTCAAACGGCAGCGTCACTCATCCACCCCATTCATTTCAAATTCAACGCGCTGGATAGCCTGACGCTCATCCTGCCAAACCAGTTTGTCGTAGTCGGCCTGCGTCATGTTTAGCCACGCCTTGCGGGTCGCATCCAGCACATCAATGACGCGTTGAAGCTCCTCGGGTGATTCTTCGTAATCAAGTTCAGATAACGCTGCAATAAGTTTCGTGTTCATGACTGCTCCTTCAAGCGGTTTCGCACTTCCTCGGTGATACCCTTAAACAAGTCTTCTTTCTCAAGTTCCTCTGACCTTGCCTTGGCATAAGCTGTCCAGCCAGGCTTGCGAGCCATATTTGTGAGATGCTGGATTTGCTTCTCTCTCACATTCTCCAATGTCCAAGTCACCTGTTAGTTCCAAAGCCTTGTTAATCGTGTCTATATTATAAGACACATTATCACGAACTTGGTCAAGAATTTTGTGCGCTTCAAAGTAATTCATGTTAGTCCCCACAAAAACATGGGATGGTTTCATCATTACCAATGAAGTCGTGCTGATCGGCGGCAAACTGCATCATTTGCTCATAGCCAGCGCGGTCTTTTCGAAAACGCGCACCACTAGGCTTGCTTGCCAAGGCCAAGGCCTCCATTTTTGCCCACCATATTGCTCGTTCTGGTTTTTCTGCAATAAGGCTTCTAGTCTGACTTTCACCTTTTAGAAAACATAAATCACAATTGCCGTGATACGTCACACCATTAAAGTTTGGCAAACCAAGATCAAATGGTTGGTTTCTCCAAAACTCACCCACCATTTCTTTAGACACGCCAGCCGTTACTAATGGCGTTCTGTCTCTTGGAATCTTGGCGGCTCGTCTTGGCTCGTCTGCCCTGATACCAACCCAGCTCATGTATTCGCCTTTGCTTCTTGTTTCGCACATCCCAATGGAAAACAAGTAGTTGGCAATCGTTCTAATTTTTAGCTCAATCGTGCAAAACCTTGTTACAGGGTTGGGCAAGTATTGCTTTTTTCGGATAACAGCTTCAAACGGCTCACCATTACGGCTGGCGGTTTCGTAAGTCACAACTTTGAACCGATCTTTAGATTCTTCTGCGTCCTGGTATTCCAACCAAACAATCGGCACATTCCAATGCGTCTGGCAATCATGCACAAACTTTAATGTTGCCTCGTCTTCCTTGCCTGTGTTGGCAAAACAAACAACAGCATCATCAGGCAGGCTCATCTGGTGAGCCTCTAACACCTTGTAAAGCATATAAGCAGAAGTCCTACCACCAGAAAAACTAATGCAGGCTGGCTCTAAGACTTGAAATGGATTACTCATTGCGTCACCCCTTTACGCAACTCAGCAATTTTCGCCAATGTCTCCAAAGATGGCGGCACAGCCTTCTTTCGGTCTTCCGCAATCTTTCGCAAAGCAGCGTCTTGGTTTGGCGGTGGTGGCGTAGTGATTCCTGCCACATCCCACTTGTTTTGCATTTGTGGTTTGACAGCAACCCAATCGGCTTTAAACGATTGCCAGTTACGCACGATGGTTTCTTTCAATGCGTCTTCCAACGACCAGCCAGCTTTTAATGCTTCTTTTTCAATGCCTTCAATTACCAACTGTGTGACCTCTGAATCACCAAGTCTGTAACCTTGGCTTTCTTTGATTTCCTGTGTGCAATGAACTCATCCCAAACAGATTGTGAAACGCCTTCAGGCGGCTCAAGTGTTTTAGTTTCTGTTTTAGTTTTAGTTTCGGTTACGGTTAAAGGCGCATCTGTATTCACTTGATTTACAGATGTATGCAAGTGTAAACAAACGTCAGTAGGTGCAGGATATTTGCTTTCTTTTGCGCGAGGCACGTTATCCCACTTGCACATCATCAGGTTTAGCTTGCCACCTGCTTCGTAGATATAGATCAGCCCTTTGTTGTTTAGCTCATCAAGTAAATCTTTACATTTGCTGATG